GCTTGAAACATTTGATTTGATGTAGTGGACTTTGGTGAGAGTGGTGGGACTTGAACCCACATAGCCATTACTGACCGACAGATTTTAAGTCTGTTGCGTCTACCAATTCCGCCACACTCTCAAGAAATAACCAGGTGTCTCACCACCTGGTTAGGAGTCCAGTAGAACAGGCCAAAGCCCGACTTAGTTTAGCTGCTTTTCACGCAGTTGCAAGGCTTGTTTGAATGCATCCTGGACGTTGGAACGTTCAAGATCATCAAGCCCTGCATTACTGATGTCAGCAATTTGACTAACAACCATCATGCCATTGTCAACTTTAAGTTGGACAGTGTAACGAGGTTTGCCATCAATCATGACAAGCACAATCATATGCCTGTACTTACGGATACCTTCTGAGTAATTAGAAGAACCAACACAGTTTCGTACTGCTTTGCCCCACTGTGATAACTGATGGGTATCCTTTGGCTGCAGGAAAGTGTACTTAGTTTCAGTATCGAAACCTTCATACGTTCCCTTGTGAAGAACTTTAATTGGTTCAGGGAATAACTTTTGAGGAAGCTCTTCGTTTGGATTACGAATCTTCCATGTTTCTCCCATTAAATGATCATGCCATTCATCCATACGCCAACGACGTGGCATTGGATTAAGTTTAGGCAGTGCTTCTTTGTTGGAATACACTGCACCTGATTCAGTCATGCCTTCATTGAAACACATAACTTGATTGAGCATAGAAAATGTATCTTCAAAGAGTCGCCAGTAAAAACTCCAACGGTCAGTCCAATCATCTTTTACATAATTACACCGAGTTTCAGAAGCCTCGGAATATTCAGATATGTTTTCAGCATGAAACTTAGTAAGCATATTTAAGAATGATTCAGGTGAAAGGTTTTGTTGCAACCAATCAAGAGGACGGTTTTTACTAGCAGGATGTCTAGTAGGTACGTTAAAATCTGTCTCAACTAATAAATCATAACGAGTAATAAGTAGATCTCTATTTAGGTCTGGATAAAGTCTATAAATTTCAGTTGCTGTATTTAAGAAAGAAGCAAGAACTGCAAAAGGTTTAATTATAGGCAAAATGCTAGCTCTCATAGGATCTGCTGCAGTAAATGCAGCAGTCATATCATTAACAGTTTTAGATAACAATTTGCGAAACCACTTACATTCCCAGAAATCTTCTGGAATGTTTTTATAATTATCTAATGATTTAAATTTAGACATGTAAGTATCAACTTCATGCTTGAAATCATCTTTATAATCATGTGTAGTTGTCAAGAACCTTGAAGATCTAAGACAAGCTTGGATACTATTACCACCTGGTATGGTACGTGCCCATGCATTAGATGAATAACGCACATCAGTCCATACAGGAATACGACTTAATAACTCACGATCAAATTCTTCAACAAGACGATAATGTTGCATGGTCCTGCCCTGGTATGCCCTAATCGGGTGATTACCATCAACATCATGATAGTAACGTCGTGTATAACCTTTATTGATATGTTCTTGGGTAATGTACTTAGTAGTAACACACCAATCAGTACGACCAATACGTTGTAAACGCATGTCACTGATGTCTTTAACCATTGCTTCTCCACCGATATTGCTAGACGTAAACAATCGACCAGTGAATTGTTTACGCGCAGTCTTGTTATCTTTGAATGCAACAGAGATGCCATACCAATAACCATCTTCTGTGGTTTTAGGTAACCAAGCAGCTACCCAGAAGTGTTTGGTGTAATACAAGATTGCTTTAATCTTGTTTGTGCCCGACTCGGTATCGGGCCTGGTAAATCGAACTGACTGCTGCTCAGCACTGTGACCATTAATAAAGTCAATGGCACCTTGCATGTCAGCAACAGATACGATCTCAGTTGGAATTAGTTCCAACGAAATAACATTGCCGACAGGATAAGGACTCTTCTTACGAGTAGTCTCTTTCTTCTGTTGGGCTGCAATCTTTTTGCGGGTGGCGTCATACTTGATGACCTCCATCTGCAGTTGTTCAGGAAGTTGGAAATGCATTGTGATGTGATGTGATGTAGTAAAGGAAAAACTAGGACTTACACAGTCTGCAGAGATAAGGCGACTGATGCCTAGAGTTTAGTCGTCTTCGACTTCCCAGTCGAGATCGAGTTCAGTTAGATACTGGATTTGTTCTGGCTGAGTACCATCCACTGGAGGAGGCAACTCACCATCCTCTAGCTCAAATGATGAGCTGCAAACCGCTGAACCATATTCAGCAGGATGGGCACTGCCAGGAGGATTGTACCGAGCAGCAATTGTTTCAACTGCGTCAGCAATGGTGGCAGAACAGATCCAATAACTTGTTCCATGTTCATCGACGAGATCGAGTTCAATTGAATGGACAGAAATGATTTCAGTCATTGTCTTTGATGTCTAGTACTGCAAGTGCAGCTTTAGATAAAGCCTCAGCCTGGTCAAAGTACTTACACCATTCATGAGACCCTACTGGATATTGTCTAGCCTCAGCTCTTTTGGTGTCGGCCATACCTGACACAGTTGTGTAGGCTTGGATGATTGTCGATTGGTCCATAATGAAATGTAGTGTGATGTGAACAGAGACAGTTTAACGTCATGTCTAGGACGAGTAAAGGGAAGTACATCTATATATAAATGTATTCCCCCTGGTCGTCCCTTGGGAGGTGTGGAGGGGTTATTTAGATTTGATTAGTAAGGAACCGTTGGAATGCACCTGCCCTTGGTTTGTAATTACGACCATAGCTTGTTGGCTTACGGTTGATGTAATACTTGATACCATCGCGGATGATGTATTCACCACCCCGTGGTCCTGTGTGTATTACATCATCTGGCATGACACTATCAATGCTTAGTTTGAGAACCTTCGTCGTCATTCCACATGTCTGGTTTGCGGTTGTATTCTGGCAGATCTGGTGACTCTAAAGAAGGTAAGTCCATAGAGACACAGTTGCGAAATGATATGCCAGTACCAGGGATCCCCAAGGATCCCCTGGCCTGTGAACCATTAATGTTGGCAGTGAACTGAAAAGGACCAAGCTTGATGGTCTTGCTGTAGCTTTTGATGCCGTGTTCAGTAATGTTAAATCCGGCAATAGTTTTGTCAAAGTTGACCTTTGATTTCTTACGGGTCATGGCCGATCAATCCATAAGGTTGTCAGGAATGATGTAGTTCGGATCGTCTTCATCCATGTTGGATGCAATGTATTTGGTGCCATCTGGTGCAATGAATCCACCGATGAATTGAGCACCGCACTTGTCAGCGGCATCCTTCATCTTGGCAACGAGTGCCATGGCCCTAAGCCGATCTGAATCAGGAATGTTGTCAGGAATTTGAAGATTAGACATCATTGGGTAATAAGTTTTACTAATGAATTAAAAGGTAGGAGCGCATTGAAAAGGTGCTTGAAAATGAATCTTGTAGTCTTCAACATCACTCCAAGAAATACTATAGTTGTCTTCCAGGCATAATAGGAGATCAATTGTATCATCACTAGAAATGGTGATGCGAACATGTTGTATACAACCGAGTTCAATACCGCTAGAACTAGTGACAACTCCACCAATCAAAGCTTCGATTGGAAGACTTAACGTTGGACTGCGTTCAAGTTTCATGGGATTGTAGTGGTTATTTGTAGTAGGTTTGACGGATCCAATACCTGACGGTAGTTGGTTCCCAGCTGCAACCTGGATGACTGCAAAGCTTTTCGATAGCTTGCTCCAAGTTCCAGTCCACATCTACTGTCATGTTCTCTCTTTGGTAGACAGAAGCATGAGCTGCTTGTTCCATCTCACGCCATAACTTAGTTGCTTCGGGTGAGAGTGAAGATTTGCGTGGTATCTCTCGGCCCTTCTCTTGGTAGTAAGGACCGTAGATGTCATTGACTGTGTCCATGATTTGATTTGATTAGATAAAGGAAGCCCTGGGACTTACGCATCATAGCTGCCCAGGGTATGTAGTTCATGACCTAGCAATAGTAAGGCCGCTCGGTGGGATAGTCCATGGCAAATCCTGTTCCGAGTGTGGCATGAACGGCGGTGAGACCTCGTGAATCTGTAATGGAAGGTTGGTCATCAAGCTGGTACTGCTGGGTGAGTTCAATGCATCTCCGGATACATTGCTTCTTGGAGAAGATGAAATGCGTGGAGATTGCTTGACCGACTTCGTACCACCAGCCGCCTTCTTCTGGCCCGCCGTAGACTTGCCAGGTGTTATGGATTTGGATTGTTTCTGGGTCACAACCATCAAAGGTTTTGGACCAGTTGTATCGGTCAATCCAATATCTTGCTGCGCCTGTAACGGGGTAACGGTCGGTGTAGTACTTGAGGGTTGAAGACATTGGATGATGTTGGTGATGAGAACTGTGATGACAACAGAGATCAAAGCAATGATCTCTGTAATGATTTCAGTGTGATCAATTTGTTGGTGAGTCATTTGATACCTCGATTGGTGGTTCGTCCATGGCTTCGCGCATGGCTTGCTCCTGTTCGTAGGCAATATCAGCGAGGATGTCAAGGTCATCCTGCTTCATCTCTTGCATCAGGCGATGGAGTTCAGACATGGTAGACATGATGTTGTACTGAATGAAATGAGGTGAAGAAAGCTGGGACTTACGAGGAGTTCCATACACATGACGCATGTAACTCATCTGCCCAGCTGGTGATGGGGACAATGTAGTTATACCGTAGGCTCAGAGGCTGTAAAGCCTGTCAACGGTATGCCGTAATCATTGACAAGGATTGATTCAAAAGCAGCCAAGACCTTAGCCTTGGAACCCTTTAGACCAAACTCTTTCTTGATGATTGAGTATGCACTGGGGCGATGAGATGACATACGCAATCCCTTGGTTTCCATTTTGAGGGCTGTGCGTAATGTCAAGAGACGATACATGGGAATGCTGTCACCAGTGACAACATAACCACCATCGTCAAATGTTTGAACAGTCATTTGATTTAATAAAATGAAAGAACAGTGAGTAGTTTAAAGACTTGCTCAGGTCTATTGCAGGATTAAATACGGAATAACCGTGCAATGAAACGATAGAACCGATTGCGTAACCCTGGACTTTCATAAAAGTCAGTGGTCACATACTGGTTCTTGCCGATTCTGTAGCTCTGCAGTGACATTGGCGACAACGGGGTGGGGGGTCAGTCAGTCTCAGGTGTAACAAAGTCATTGCCCTGGGTGTTCAGCTTGAAACACTCAAGCTTCTTGGCAATCTCTTCATCGTTCCAGACTGTATCTGGACTTTGATGTGTCAGAGTTTCGGCTACACCATCAACAATGACCATTTCCCTGTACCAGTTGGTGTTCATGTCACGGCAGTGTGCGATGACAATTGCTGTGTAGTCAGTGCCCGCGCTTAGAACCATCCAGTTCTTGTCACGGGCTTTAGCAATGGCATCGGTTTGAATCTCAACAGTGGTTGGCATGTCGGGAATCTAAAGGAAACATTAAGCAGTTTAACGTCATGCTCAGGACGGTACCTGATCTGATGAACTTGTAAAGAGTAATAGCCAGACATAGCTAGACAAAAGTGTCTGCCATGTTGTCTGGGCAGTCAAAACCTAGGGTTACTGATGTCAGGTGGTTGGTACTCCAAGGGTTTGTGATAAGACTTAGATTTCTTATCATCTTGTTCGTAAGGGTGGTCTGACAGTGCCTCCCTTGCAATTAAAATTGCACCTAAAATAGCACTTGGTGGAAAGATGATGGCACCCAGTGCAGTACATGCTGCACCAAGAGCAATCGACTTCTCTTTGTTGGTAGCCATACAATTTAATTTGATAAATGCCACGGGATTGTGGCAACTGATCGACCAGGGATTGCACCTGGTCTCCCGCTTTAACGGATGATCAAGTGTCAGGGTTGATCTTGTTGGCAACCTTACGGCGAAGATCGTCAACACGATACTGGACCTGACCTTTACTCGGCACTTTGGGTGCCTTGGCTTTGATAATGGCATCTGCAGTGAGATACAGAAGACCGGCAATGTTCTTGCGGATGTTCAATGCTGTCATGGTTCTTGTTAGTAATGTGATCAGTTACCAAGGTAACGGATGTGCATACAGTAGTTAGCATCACCTGTAAAAGATGAGACTGTAACCAGACGATGTGTATCGCTGATGCCAGGCTTGTTACAGGTGTGACGGGCATGGGCATTAAATTGTTTCTGTCCAACGACAGAAAGTAATAAACCTATGCCTGTACCAATGGTGACAGCAATGAGAGGATGCATGTAACGCATGATGTGATCTGATAAATGCCACTGGATTGTGGCAATAATTGAGAGGGGGTTCGACCCCCGGCATCACGCCTGGTCAGATGACCATCTCAACCTGAGACTCCATCATCTCCGTAAAGGAGAGGACGGATATCTGTACGCGTTCCTGTACAGGAAAACCGAAGTTGTAGTTGCAATCGACCGAAAGATCGAATGCAGCGTCGTCAGCTTCCTCTTTAGAGAAGTGTGCGCTGTGTTGTTGACCGTCGACGATGACGAAGAACACGTCAGTCTCCTGTGTGTGCGGTACCCATCTCCGCTGTGGGTAATAACTGTGGGAGGGTTTGCACCTCCCAACCCGCTTGTACGGATCAGCCAATCAATGATGCGTAATACTTACGGGCACGTTCGATTGACATCGACGTGCACTGATCATTGAAATCAACGTCAGCAGTTTGGAACGCACGCTTGGTAACGTACGCAATATCCTCCTCCGAGTTGATAACAAACTCGAAGTAGAAGTTGTCAGTGACGAAAGCAATTGTGTTCATTTGATTTGATAAAATGAAAGAACAAAAAGCAGTTTAAAGACTTACTTAGGTCTGTTATGTATAACAGTCTTATCTGCAAAACTGTAGCGTCAGGATCTTTCCCCAAATTGCGCGGGAATCTGTGGAAAACGACAGCTATTTTGTGAAGATTTCCTTAAATTTTCCACATGTTTGTGGTGAATTGCTAACAAATTCTCCACATCCTCCTTACACTCACTCAAAAAATTCTAATCTCTCACTCAACAACCCGCCCAACATACACATACCCGCCCTTTATTTTTTTTCTCTACACATTCCCAGTCGGAACACATGTGTGAGATGTGTCAGATAATTTTTAGCCCAATTTGAGGCCCTAGGGGCCGCCTTAATTGAACAAAAAATATGTATTGCACTACCCCTGGTAGCCCAAAAGCAAAAAATGTAATTTACAAAAGCTAAAAAAATTTATAACATAAAAAATGTCCGGAAAATCCGGACTTACCCCAAATTTTTAACCCAAATTATCCGAGGTTAGGTTGAACCATTGTACTAAAGTCACCACCGGCTTTTTGTGTTTCTTCCTTATAGCGTTTAGCGGCCAGGCTTGCTTCCCCCATTTTTTTGGTATCGGGAAGTTTACGGGCTAATTCACGGCGAGCACCGCTTACAAAAGTTTGAACATCCAAAGGACTATCGCCTTTTTCCATCTTTTTCTCGGCTGTATCGGCAATAGCGAGTAATGCGACAGCCCTTTCGTTCTTCTCGATGTCAGTAAGTTCTGGAATCATGAACTTATTTAGGTTTTTCCCATGTATTTAGTTTATATCACTGAAATTTTAAGCAGTAAAATATAGATATCTAATAAATATGCAAATAATAAGGTAATGATGCTTTCACCGGCAGATTATGCAGCCTATAGCCGCCAAACAGGGCGTGCATACCCCCAATCTGAAGAAGAAAAGGCGGAAATGTACGGTGAAGTCCGTGAATTCCGGGAAAATCAACTTAAAGCGCCGTCTACATTGCAAACAGCAGGTGGAATTGCCCTTGGTGCAGGTGCATTAGCTGGTATTGGCGCTGCTGCAATGAAATTACGGGGTCGTGCTAGAGATCCCAGGATGCAATCAGGTGCATCTGCAGGTAAAAGCGGAGTACAACGCGTTGATTTGTCTAATCCAACAGAACTTAAGCGTATTACAAACTTAAATACAGCTAAGCAAGACCTTGGTGGTTCAAGACCAAGGCGTATTGCAGAGAATGAGGTTACATCAGACTTTACACAGCTTCAAAAGAGTCTTGGTGAGGCTAATGCAATTGAAACCAAGTATCAGCAACGGCAAATGCCTGGTGCATTCCCTGCACCAGAGAAAGCAGAGAATACAGGACTTGGTGAGTTCCAAAGGTTTAGTCAACAAGCTGATGCTATTTCTACTGAAGCAAAACGTCGCCAGTCTGTTTATGAAAATGTAGCAGTAAAGCCAGAATCTGAGTTACCTGAAGTTTCACGCCCTCAAGGTGGTGTAGAAGAATCTATGGTTGTTACTGATCCCAATACGGGTGAGGTATATCGCCGTGGCGGTGGTCGTTCGATGCGTGCGGAAGAATTACGTGATGAAACGGTTGCAAAAGTAACGAGCCAAGAACCTCAAACTTTAGTAGACGTTCAAGATGCAACAGAACCATTGGTTATTGAGCAAAACTTAGAAGCTTCTAATACTGCATCTGATCAGGCTGCTGCACCTATCGAACGTGAGTTACAACGCAACGAAGACGTTGATGTTGGTATGGCCCAACGTTTTCTTAACAACAAACGTGAGAAGCTTGAAGGTCAAGGCTTATCACCTACGCGTGTTGAACGAGTTCTTGCTTCTGATCCAGCTACTGCAGAAGCAGCTGAACTGTACGCTAGTACTGGTGATGAAGCAGTCTTATCACGTTTCTCTGAACAACCAGCATCTCCTATAAAAGTTAAACCTAGTTCTGTAATATCTTTAAAGGGAGATGAGTTACCAACAGGTGCTTTGTTTAAAAAAGGGGATACTCCAAAAACAGGAATATTTGGAGAATTTGTAGAAGATTTAGAAGGTAAAGATGTTAACTTAACCAATCGCATCTCAGAATTGCGTGCGGAACAACAGCAGTTGGTCGGACGTAGGAAACAGCTGGAAGAAGATTCACTGATGATCCGTTCAGCCATGGATCGTGAAAAACCTGGTCAAGATTCATACAGCCAGATGTTTGGCCAGATGCAACACGAATTGCAGAATATGCCTGATCCTGCAAGTCTGAATGTAGACATTGGTGATGCAATGGCAGAGAGGGACAATGTCCGTGCTCAGCTCAAAGGTTTACAAGACGTTGGTCCTAAACATTTTTTAATTGATAAAACAGAAGGAACAAGGGCTTTTTATGAAGTTAATCCAGAAACTAATGAAATTATTCCTGAAACATTAGAAATACGACCTGGACGTAAAGACATTGAACAAAAAAAAGGTGGAGGAGGTAGAAATGTAGCGGAGTATTCTGCTGGTGACCGTCTTCAAGAAGAAGTAAAGCGTCTTCAAACCGGAGGTCGTTATCGTGATTATGACGATACGGGAGCCCCTAGGCAAGTTTTTGAAGGAGACCGAACACAAACCGGCGGTCGTATTGGTTTGTATGGCATTGAACGTACAGATCGTCAAGGAGAACGGGCTACATATGGACAGCGACCTACACAAACAACCATGGATGAAACTACAGCTCAAGCTTTAGCTGATTCAGTTGCAGATGAGATGGGAATTCCTACTCCTCCTGACCAAGATTTAGTTTTTACTCGTTCATCTAGACAGCTCAGCCAAGATCCACTTAAAGCATCAGAAGCAATAAGGCGAGCTAGAATCGAGGGTGATCGTCGTGATCCTCAGGCACTACTTCGCGCAATGGGCTTCGGAGTTTAATTATGGCAGAAGCAAAAAAAGATAAGAAATGGATTCAAAAAGCTGATATTAAAGAAGGTGCTTTTACGGCAAAGGCTAAGAAACGTGGCATTACACCAGCACAACTTCAAGCTAACGTAGAAAGGAATCCAGAAAAGTTTGATGAGAAGACTCGGAAGCAAGCACAGCTTCGCGAGACTCTTGTAAAATTAAACAAGAAGAAAAAAGCTAAGAAAGACTAATGCCTTTTGATAGTCGTCTTACTGATCCCAACGATTATATTGATGACGTACAAAAACGTTTTTACCGTAGCAAAAAGGTTGATTACGGTGAAGCGTTTAAGAAACCATCAACACAACCGCCTTTTACCGTCAACCGTTTTGATGCGTCTGATTTAAGGCGTAAAATTCAAACAAAGAAACCGGTATTAAATCCACGTCTTAACTTTGTTAATGACAATCCAGAACAATTTAAGTTGTTCACTGGATTACCTAGGTTTGATAATAATCGGAAAGAACTATATGACTTTGAGTTGGGTAGGCCAAATACGTTAAGTGACTTTAGAACTTATCCAGAATATAAACCTATTTGGAGTGAGTTATATCAAGCTAGTCCAACGGTTGAGGAACCTTCTAAGAATCCGATGCCTCGATCAACTAACCCTGATCCAAAAGGTGTTATTGAAGCCAAAGCAGAGCAAGAAGCGCAAGATGCAGTAGAAGAAAACTTTACTGTTGCTGAGTTAATGAGCAATAGCAAGGATACTAGAGATAAAGATAAGCAGACTTAAAATAAAAAGATTACTAGGGTCGTCATGGGAACAGGAGTAATTAAATTAGCAGGTAGGTTATTAGGCCCTAAAACCCTTGAAAAACTTGGTGGACATCAAGGATTAAAGAGTATTGCTACCGACGCTTTAGTTAGTGGTGGATTAAATACTGGACTTAGCATGATGGGTGGTGCAGATCCATTAACTGCTTTGGCTTATGGTGGTGCTGATGCTTTAGCTTCTGCGGGAAGTCTTGGTTTAGTACGTGGATTTCGGCCAAAAGGAACTCAAACTGTTATTAGAACAGGTAAAAATGGTAAACAAATTAAAACAAAAGAACCTATTCGTTCCAAATTAGAGCTGCCTGTGAATATTGCAGCATCAGTTGCTTCCGCTCTTCCAGTAACTGCATTGTTAGGTACGGAGCAGGGAGTTCAGGGTGCACAATCTAACCAAATTCTTCAACAACAAGCACAACGTGCAGCTGTAAATAATGTTCCCATTCAAGGTTTAGCGGGTGCATATATGCCGTTCACTAATTTACAAGAAGCTGTAGGCCCTACTCAGAATGCAATACTTCAGCAACGTTTAAATGATTTAGGCACAGGACTTACTAACGATCCAGAAATGGAAGCAGCAGCTATTCAAATGTTTGGTCTCTGATTATGTTAGCTGGACTTAAAAAAGGTTGGCAAGAAGCATCAGCCATTATGGGTGCAATGGGTGACTATGGTCACACCATTTTACCGACTAAAGAAGGAAGGCAATTTTATAAACGTCTAGGTGAAAAAGGCATTACAGCTACAGAAACACCTTTACAACTGGCTGGTGCTTTAGGGGCTCGTTTATTAACTGACTTAGGAAAAGACGAAACTCGTAAAATTTATTGGCGTTATAACCATCCAATGGCTATTTCAGAAAAAGTAGCCGAAGGTGTAATGGGAGAAGATATCAAAAGATATACACAACCACAGAAGGCAGCGATTGGATTAGCGGCAGTCGGTGTACCTGTTAGTGCATCTCTTGGAACTTACGACATCACTAATCTTGCTGAACTTGGAAGACCTAAAGGTTTTTCTCAATCTTATGCAGAGACTGGATCAGAAGATCGCCGTGAGACCGGTCAGGTTGGCCCTGAGCTGGTTGATCGTTTTGTTCTTGGACGTCAGGGTCGCCCATTAAAATTTGAGACTGCTAAAGAAGATATTCCTGATTTAACAAAACAACGTTATTCCAACTATATGAACTTTCTCTACAACGAGAAAGGTCCTCTTGGTGTTGGTGTAATTAAGGGGACAATGGAGAACTTACAAGGTGAGCCAGAAGCTCGTATTGTTGGTTTCCCTGTTGGTCTTCAAGCTGCAGGTGCTCTGGTTGGCGGTGCTGGCACAGCCCGTGCAGTAATGGGTCAAGCTAGTAAAAAACAACCTCGTGTTAAAACACGTACTGTTGCAGGTGCAAGTGCAGCGGGTGCATTGGCTGGTGCGTTAGCTGGTAAGTTTGCTAATCGAATGATTGCTGCTGCAGGCCAGTCAGATTTACCCACTACTCAAGAATATGGAGTAACTGGACAGCAGTTAGGTTGAGATAGAATTTAAATAATCTTATATATTGAATATAAATATGGCTGATCAAAGAAATAAGCCAGGAAGTGCTGGTTCTTATCTCCGTGGGGGAGGAGTAATTGATCCGCAAGCATTGTTGTTAGAGCGAATTAAAGCTCAGGAACAAAATGTTAAAAATATTCTTAGCAATGGAGAACAGCGGTTAGCTCAAGCCATGCAAAAAGCTGGCATCAACTTTAGTCGTGATGCAATGATTGGTCTTGCTGGTACTGCTGCAGCTGCTGCTCCTCTTGCTGGACAGGTTATTCAAGACGTACAAGCAGGACGCACACTTGATGCAGCTGTTACGGGTGGTGTTGGCTTAGGTGCTTTAGGAATTACTGAAGCAGCTGGTAAATTTGTTGGAGGTGGTAAAGGAGCTGCAATTCGTGCAATTGGAGCAGTTGCTGCACCCCTTCTAGGTAATATTGCTGGTAATAAAGCAGAGCAAATGCGTTCTGAGGGCACAGGTGTTGCTCCTGCTAATGCGTCACCAGTTGAACAGCGTCGTGCAGACATGGCAAGGATTGAACAAGATGCAGATTTAATGTCAAGACTTACCTCTGCAGCCATGGCACCTTATGTGGCTCAACAAAAGGATTTGATGCAGTACTCATCTGATTTATTTATTGAAAATGAGAAACGCATGGATCCTATTATTGCAAAACGTCTTAATGATGCGCTTGTTCGCCAGCAAGCTCTGAATGCTTCTAATGCTCAGAATTATATGGCGATGGGTACTGTTGCTACTGCAGGTAAACTTGCGACCGGATTGCAAGGTGAGATGGGAGCAAATCTCCGTACTGCAATGCAGGCTAATCCCTATGCAGGTTCTGTTCTCCAGGCTCCTAATATCAGTTTCTGATCATGGCAATTCCACAAGGCTTTAATTTAGCCACACAAGGTTTGAATTATTCAGGTCCTGCATTAGCAGGTGGCTTTCGCGGAACCCAGAATCAAGATACTTTGGCTCAGGCGTATAGGAACACCACGAATGCTGGTGCCGAAGCAGGATTTTCACTGATGCCTCCTGTTGGAAGTGATATGAGTCCGCCACTCAATCCTATGCAACAGCTTTTAGAGTCAGCTAAAGATTATGATCCTCAAGTTCAATCAGCACTTATTTTTGGTGAAATGATCAATAAGTACGGAGATCGTGCTTATGAAAGAAGTAAAGAAGAGCGAAAGTGGTATGAAGATATGATGTTACGTCGTGCCAAAGAACAACAAAAGTTAGGCTGGCAATCTAACTTAATTGGTTATGCACTTAAAGAACTTCCAAGGGTTCTTACAGAGCCAGCACGTCGTCGCAATCGTTACCTTGATGATCTTGTTTTAGGTACACCAGGTATTGCTCAAAATGCCTATAGAGGTGCAACTGGACAAGCTACTGGTAACTACAGCATGCTTTAGAATAAACAATAATGTCACTAACAGCAACGGGCTCCTCATGGACTTTACCGCCCGCAGCAACACCAATTACATCATCAACATCAACAGCCGCTGGATTCTCTTCGGCAGCATCAGCAGGAGGTAGTATGGCATTCCCATGGATGGCAGCAGCGTCAGTTGCAGCGCCTGTTATTAGCGGTATTTTTGGTAATCGTGCAGCAGCTTCACAACGTCAAGGTGCGCAAGAAGCTTTAGGTGTTCAGACTCAATTCCAGCAAGATGCATTATTAGCTGGTTTTGGTGCACAAGAACGAGCCAGAGATAATGAATACAATCGTCAATTTAGGCGAGGTATTGATCAATTAAACTTAAGGAATACAGCTCCTTTTCTTTCCGATCTGAGTCGGACTGCTGGTTTTCAACTAGCGGGTCGGGGCTTTAATCCAGCACAAGTTTCACAATGGACTGATATGTTTGGAGGATATTCGTAATGGTCTTTGGTCTTTTTGGCGGCAATAAAGAACCTCAATCTCCTTCGGAAATGGGATATAACCCCTCCGAAGAATTTGAAGAGTTAATGCGTTATAGCGCACCTCTTTTCAAGGATAATAAAGAAGAGGGTTTCAGTGATACTTTATTCGGTGCTGTAAATCAAGGTAGTCTTGATCCCAAAACAGCTTTGGCAATGGTCCAAAGCCGTACAACTCCGACCAGTAGTTATTTCAAGTCTGAAGAATTTGAAGACCTGCTGAACTATCAATTAGGTGGTGACCGGGCACGGGGCATCATCGGTGATGCCTTTGCTACGAATTACTTTAGGCCTGGTGAGCAACGAGAGATTGAAGGTTACTATCAAGCGGCTGAAAGAGCTGGTGTACTTAATAATCCTAATGAGCTTCGTAATTTCATGACTCAACGTCTAGCACGTTCTCCTGAGGGTGAATCAAAGCGTCCCTTTGATCAAGCTCAATATCAAATGGCGGCTTATTACGGAGCACCTCTTAGGGACACTCAAGGTAATAACACTGGACAATATGCAGTGTTTGGACGCAGTAAAGATAGTGTGGGACGTGTAGCAGGAGCAAGAGAATCTTTGAGTGAATCTGATAAGTTTGTCAAGGATCGTCTTGCTAAAATGGGTTCAAGGTAGGATTTAAAAAAATGGCAAACAATAGTATATATGACCAGTCTGTAGCTGCTTGTGGCAGCAAGGCCGCTTTTAATCAAGCATCTCAACTTCCAGGTGCTCCCAGGAAACTTGACAGTCAAAATGATGTTAATTGGTATAAAGCCAATTGCAAACAAGGCTCTTCTTCTGCTTCTTCAGGTATTTTCCAACAAATTTTAAACGTTTGTGGAAGTCAATCAGCTGTTGACCAGGCATCTAAATTACCTGGTGCACCTAAAAATCTTGATAGTCAAAACGATGTTGATTGGTACAGGAGCAAATGTAAATCTAATGCAGCAAAAGTTACTCCTGCTGACACTATAAGCACTGCTAGTGCTCCTGCTGTTAGCAAGACCAGTACTCCTTCAACTACTGCTACTACTACAAGTAAAGCCAGTGCTCCTGCTACCAGTACCACTGGTTCTTCATCAGGTTCTTCAGCTAGTGCTTCTTATACTGAAACTGAGCCTTATGTTGCTTATGCAGAAGAAGTTGGGATGACCCCAGCTGAGTTTGATTTATACTCTCAAGAAAAGTTATTAGGTCTTCAGGCAGGTTATGCATATGACCAGCAAGAGCTAGCTGGTAATCAGCAGTTGATGCTGCAAGGTTTGCGTAATGAAGCAGCTGCCTTAACCAATGCAACATCAACCACCAATACTCAAATTGAGCAAGATGCAGCCAACTGGCGTCAGCAATACACTGCTGATTCCGAACGTGCAATGCGTGAATACCTTGGTGACGTTGATTACAAAACCAAGACTGATACAGCAAAAATTGAAGGTCAATATGCATTAGATCTTCAAGACATCATCAATGCTGGTAATAAAGAAGTTGAAAGTGTTAAAGGTGAATATAACTTAGGTGCTGAACGAATCCGTGGTGAATACGGCAAAGATATTGAAAATATTCGAGCTGATTATGGTAAGTATGTCGCTAATGTTAATCGAGACGCTAGTGTCTTTGGTAACTTTGTTGCAGGCTTCTGGTAAAAACCAATAGTATAATTAAATCAAGGTTTTATTTGAAACTATGGACGAAACCACTACCGGCGAATCTATTAATTTAGGCGACTTCCAACAACTTCTTGAGAAGCTTGAAGCATCTAAGATGCGTCAGAAGCGTCAAGAATCTGTGGAAGGACGTCGCAATCTCTTCTCTCAGGGTATTGCCAACGTGATGAGTAACTTCTGATTTTTACTTTTTAATAGGCCATGACTAGCAGCTATGACATCTCAGGAACTACTGATGATGATTGGTTTGACCTAGATAAATACAAACAAGCTGCTCAAGTGGCCTATGATTTTTCCATTGGAAAGATGGGGAAGGAAGGTGAAGAACAGCGTAAAGGCATTGAAACTACAGGTCAAGAAGCACGGTCAACCGAAAGTAATCGTGCAGCAGAAGAACGTGCAACAATAGGTACAACAGGAACTGAACAACGTGCAACCCTCGGAAAACAAGGAGAAGAAGAACGTCTTACCCTTGGAACACAAGGATACGAACAAAGACAAACCCTTGGAAAACAAGGACAGGAAGAACGACTTTCTCTTGGAACACAAGGATTTGAACAAAGAGAAACTATCGGTAAATCTGCAGAAGAGCAGCGAGCCAGAGATCGACTTCTCCAACAGTTTAAAGATCGAGAAGAAGAAAGGGACCGAGGCCAAGCACTTAAGGGATATCGATTCTGATATCAACGTCAAAACTTTTGAATATTGGGTAGATAATCTGGATAATGCGACCAGGGAATCTTTTCATGCTTTTGCAGAAGATACCTTCTCTCCTATCCAGGTTTATCTTTATGCCAAGTTCATTGGTTATGATGGCAGCATTATCTGTGTTGATGATTGGGTAAAAGCAACTTATCCCAAACCAAATCACCACAAAGTCTTATTGCATGAGATTGATGAAATGCAAGAAGATATGCGTAAGTTACGAGAAGATGTAGAAAATATGACTGTAAAGCGTGATGCTGGTGTTGCACGTATTGCTCAAATGCAAAAAGAATTACGTGGCACTATTGCACAGGTTGAAGCCTTCGTATCTTCCAAAGATCGTAAAGGTTTATTGATGGCTGGAGCTGATCGCGCATTACGTGAACTTAGCGCAGTATTTAAAGATGATCCAATCGAAGGTCCATTACAAGAAGCTGCAATGTCTGTATGGGCTAGAATTCAATTTGAAGATTAAATAAAACATTGGACGAAGAAAAGTTTGGTGTAGACATTCCAATGGAGCGTCCTTTTACAAAGGAATCGCTTAATAATGTCTTACAAACAATTGCTAAAAACAGGCGCATCACTCCTGGTTTTAATAACTTCCGTGATAACAAAGAGCCGCCTGTAGCAGGCAATCCTTATCCAGATCAACCTTTAGCAGGGAAATACATGTAATGGCTAAAAAGAAAATGCCTCCCCAATTGGTGGAATATTATAAAAAGAAGAATGCTTCTAAGGAAGGTAAAGATGCAGAAGAGTCTGCAGAAAAAGGTTTGAAGGCTGCAAAGGCAGCTAAGAAGCATAAGTGCAAGTGCGAAAAATAGAGTACTATTTAATTAGTACTTAAGATATAACGTGCCTTCTCATCTGCATCTTGCGTATCGCCGCAACGCAAAAGCTGCGGCTGCTAATCATCGCATTCGCAAGACAGATCAAGAAGATATCTATAAAAAAGCTAGAGAAGATTTTGGTTTTTTTTGTGAGTTTGTAGCAGATAAACCTCCAGCCAAACACCATAGAGAATGGCATAGACAATTAGTAACAGGTGAATCAAGTTCCTGTTTAGATAGTATTGCCGGACCCAATATTGATTTGTTAGGTCCACGGGGATCAGCTAAATCTACAGTCCTTGGTTTATATACAGCCTGGGCCATTGGTATTCATACCATGGCACAAAAGCCTCTGCAGATCTTGTATCTAAGCTATACCGTTGATATTGCTCGTTCTAAATCAGCAACTATTAAAAGAATTATTGAATCTAAAAAATATCAGAACGTATTCCCAAAAGTTAAACTCCTGAAGAATGTAACCAGTAATGAATACTGGTCCATTGATCATAAATTTGCAGGTATTGATACCACGGGTGAAGAACAGTTCACCCTATGTGCTGCTGGTCTGAAAGGTTCAGTGACCTCCAAGCGTTCTCACCTGGTGATTATTGATGACCCTGTAAAGTCTGCTGCTGACATTGGTAATCCAGATATCCGCAAAATGATGCAGGACAACTGGAATGCAGTGATTGCACCGACGATGTTTGAAGGGGGCCGAGCGATTTGTTTGGGTACGCGATTCCGTCATGACGATATCCACTCCACAACGTTTTGCCCAAATAACAACTGGATGCAGATCGTCCTATCAGCGATCTTAAATAACCCGGAGACAGGCGAAGAAGAGTCATATTGGCCTGAGATGTGGTCCCTAGATTACCTCAGAGAGAAGAAGCGCCAAGCCCCTATTGCCTTCTCCTTCCAGTACATGAATCAGATCGTCAGGCAGAACGAGTTGTCTCTTGCGCCTGAGCTACTGGTCAAGGCAGAGATTGCTACTGAGTTTGACTGTCTTGGTGTTGGTGTTGACTTATCTGCAGGTACAAAAGAGAAAAATGACTATACAGTTATGGTCCTGGGCGGAAGAATTGGGGACAAGATTCATATCATTGATTACCGCAGATTACGCGTAATGGGTAATCTAGAGAAGCTAGATGAGATGAAAGAGTTGTTAAATGACTGGTCAGTGATTGGTCGTCAAGAAGATGGATTGTACTTCCCAACTTATTCAACGTGTGATATCTGGTCAGAAGCAGTCCAGTACCAAGCATCTTTGGAGGCAGACTTCAAACGAGTCTGTTTACAACAAGAAAATTTATATAATCTGATCTGGCATCCAGTTAAAGGATTCCGCTCTGATAAGTTGGCACGCTTCAGAGGAATTATGGGAATGTTTGAAGATCGCAAGATTGTTTTTAATCGATATCGTAATTTCACAACCATGTTTGAAGAACTAACAAACTTTGGTGTTAGTTCTCACGATGACTGTGTGGATGCATTGGTTTGGCTTGTTAATGGTTTGATGAAGAGAGGAAAACTTCAAGTAGACTACTAATTAAGAATTAAATACTCATCAAATATTAATGTAACGATGGAGCAAATCATCGCATTAGGTATTGCCTTGGTTACTGGTGGTGGTTGGATGACAACTAAAGTATTCGGGAGAATGAGAGCCTTGGAAGACCGTATTGATCGTATGCCTCTTGAATATGTTTTAAAGCAGGATTATATACGTGAGATGGAAAAGATGAATGTAGAATTTCGTGAAATCAATACAAAGCTTGATAAACTTGTGGAAAGATTACTTTCCAAATGAGCTATTACGTAGAACTAGAAGAAGATACCAACGGTGATCTTTTATTCAAAGTTCCAGAAGAAGTCATTGAAACCTTAGGGTGGATGGCAGATGATTTGATGACTTGGGATTTGAAAGGAGATGGAATTGTTTTACAAAGGTTAAATAGTGAATCAGGTTATGAACCTTTAGAATAATAAAAAAGTTGCGGACAAATGTTTAATTACCGTTTAGGCATGACTCAAGGCGGAGGCATGGGAAACATTGGTGGTTTTGCTGGTGGTGGGTTGTTAGGCAATATCTACGGTGGTCCGCAACAAGGGCAAGCTCAACCTCAAGCGGAAGGTGGTGAGTCTGAGGAGGGAACTGCACAACAATTAAGTCCTTTAACCGGTGGATTACTAGGTCAATTTAATGGCTTGGGTATTAAAGCTTCAGACACCATGGGCAATATGGGTGCCTTAGGTCAGTTTGTAGACCCAATGACAATTAAAAAAGTATTTTAATCATGAAAGGTTTAGTAGCACAGCAAGATCAAAAGGTAAATCCTCTTATCTTTTTACCTCGAATAGACAATCGTTACAGTAAATTTGAAAAATTACCAGCTCCAGAACCTCAATCTACCCCTCAATTTATTCCAGTTCCTTATCCAGTTCCAACACAAGGTAATCAAGGTAACAACCAAGGGGGTTTTAACTCTGGCAGAGCTTTAGGAGCTATGGCCGGTTACTTAGGAATGGGTTTTGGTGATCCTGCTTTTAGCCCAGGGCCAATGTTAGCCGGTCGTTATGGTGATTTGTTTGCAAAGAGCCCTAGCTTTGAGATTCCTCAAGGCCAAGGTCGTAACCCTGATTACAGTATTTACAATGATCCACGTATGCCCGGAGCACGTAACTTACGTAGAAAATTAGAAGGCATCCTTGGATTGCCTAAAGTTGAATTTCCTAAAGTCTGATGGCACAAGACGATTCAAAATATACAAAACCAGAACTACGTGAACGGATTAAAAACCGTGTCATGAAAGGTTCTAAAGGTGGTAAGCCTGGTCAGTGGTCTGCACGTAAAGCGCAGCTCGTTGCTTCCGAGTACAAGAAAGCTGGTGGCGGGTACAAAGGCGGAGAAGGAAAGAAACAAAAAGCTTTAAAGAAATGGGGTAAAGAAGATTGGCAGACTAAGGATGAATATGAAAAAGGCAAAAAAGCAGCTTCTGCTGCCAAGAAACATAAAGACAAAAAATGAATGATAGAAGTTTTATTAGCCTGGTCTTTAAGTTGTTCTCAGTATCATGGAGCTATAGAACGTCTATATGCTGATCCATTTTTTCAAAAACCGGAACAAGCAGAAGAACGTAAAAATTTGCATGAATTTTTCAAAACAAAAACTTGGCCTGAGTGTTTAGAAACGGAAAGTTAACATGGCAGATAAAGCAATTCAAAAAGACGGTACAACCAAACGCTATCTCCCCAAGAAAGCTTGGGCAGCCCTTTCTAAAGAAGAAAGAGAAGACACTGATCGCAAAAAAAGAGAAGGTTCTCGTAAAGGAAAACAGTTCGTAGCTAATACTGAGAAAGCAAAGAAAGCTGGTAAAGCTGCTAGGATGTATAAATCAAAGACTGGTAAATAATGGCAATCCCGGCGCGTCTTAAGGAAATTATTGATTCCTACATCGAGCGTGATGGAGGACAATATGTTGATACTGGGATTGTTGCTGGACATATTGCACAGATGAAACTCTTTGGCATTCGCCAAGGTGTTGAGTTCTTTCCGTCACAAGATAACTTTGGCAATCAGCGGAAAGATTTTATCGATAAAGTTATCAAATATAACAAACTAGATACGCGTCTTGATTCAATATGGGATTATTTCCTATGCGATGGAAAGGGGCTTTTCTACATTCGGCCTACTAAAAACAATTACCGTCTCTATTATTTTCGTAGCCACGAGTACCGCTCTTATTACAATGTCGATGGCGAATTAGAACAAGTTGTTATTATCTATAGTTATAAGGTAAAAGCAGGCAAGGGTGGCATGTACCAAGACATTGGTCTTGGTGGAATGGATACACCTTCTGCTCAGGCGCAACACCCCGATACCCCTGGTCAAAAGCGTTATATCAGATTATCAATTAAACCAGAAGTTATTGAAGAGACTCATTCAGAAGGCGAAATGTCTTTTGATAATGTCAATGCAATGATTCCAGGTAAAACGCAAACGTTCCCTAATGAGTTGCGTTACATTCCTTGCGTTGAGATTTTCAATAATCCAAAAGGATTCTCCATGGAAGGAAGTGGAGAATTTGATCAACTTGCTCAACACATCATTACGCATGATGATTTAGTTCGGAACATGAAGAAGAACTTACAGTTCTTCGGTAATCCAACATTACTTTCTTCTCGTCCTAAAACAGATTTGATGGAGCCAGGTAATTCTGACTCCGGTCCACAGCGACCATCAATTGCAGCCAACTCAGGTTTTCAGAGCATGTCTGCAATGTCACGCTCAACCTTTAAACAAGATCCCATCACTCGTGGTGTTGATGGACAAATGCGTGTTCCTAGGGTGATCGCCAACCTGGAGCCGAATGATAGGGTTGGTTATATCGTTCCTGATGCGATTTCTGGAGATCAGAATGCATTTGTGCGGCAATACCGAGAAGAAATCCGAACATCATTAGGTGGTGTAGACGAATTATCAATTAGTGCAGGTGTTACTGCGACTGAGTATAAATCTTTGTTTGGCCGTGTCGCAGCAACTAGTAAGAAAAAAGCAAACTCCATTTATACGCATGGCTTATGCCGTTGTATGGAGTTGATTATCTATCAAGAAGAAAAGATGTTTATGGATACTTTGGCAGCTGCTGCTGGATATGAAAAGCCAGTTCCACCTCCGGCAGATGCTCCGCCACAGGCAATGGATGGATATAACTTCGCAATGGAAGAATATGACGATCGTGTTAGACAATTAATGATGGCCTGCGTCCAGGCTCAGATGATTCCACCGGGTGTCAAAGGATTGATACCCGATGGAGACATCACGATGCTTTGGCGTTGGCTTGGTCCTGTGTACGAGGAATCGACACAGGATATTCTCAATAATTCAATCGTCGTACGTAACTTGCAAGAGTTAGGTGTTGATAGCATTGAAGCACTGAAGTATCTTTTCCCATCTAAAACTGATGAGGAAAGAGCGGAAATGCTTTCGGGCTTTCCGTTCAGGATGGTAAACGAACTACAGGGAGCTTATAACCAGTTCTCTCGTTTGATTGGGGGGATGATGCAGACCCCTCATCCACAATCTCCAGACTTGCCTATGGCAGCTGACCCGAGATTAGACCTAACACCTTATCTGTATCGAACTCTGGAAGCATTACAAAAGGAGATGAGCTATGCAGGACGCTTCCGTCCAATCGATCCCACAGACGAGCCCCCAGTCCGTGGCCCCGAGCAATTACGTGGCGGCGGCACCGGCAGCACAAGCTCCGGCGGCTCCCCAAGCTCCGGTGGGAACGTATTACCCCCAGGCGGTGCCCCAGGCAGCACCGGCTCCGAATACCAGTTACCAATCAGCCCCGTCTCAATCCGCCCCCCAATCCCCGGCTTCGGTGGAGACTCAGGGCAACCCATGGGAATCGGCATTCAACAAGGTGGTCAACCTGTTGGGCAGTCCGGTTCAATCCCCGTTCCCGGTTCAACAGTCACAGGCCCCGGAAGCGGCAGCGAATCCGTATACCCAGGCAAACTGGGGTACTCAGGCAGCTCCCAGCCAGGCGCAGCCTTGGGCAACATCGGATCAGCAGACCTCGCAAACAAGCCAGACCTCATTCAGCAACTCTTCCCCAACTTCGCAGATCAACTCCTTGGAGGACGTCGCGAACCTGCTGGATTGGAGTCCGGAAAGCCGGATGGTGGTCGAAAACTACGGAACCGAAGCACCCGCAATTCTAAATCAGTACGCCCTAAATCTTGAGGGAATGCTTGATTCAGCAGTGGAATGGGGTAAAGAAGCCCAGACCACTCTTAAGAATTACGCTGACTTCGCCGTTAATGAGCATCGTGAAAACCTTGCTTATAACGAGATCCTTACCAATCCTGATGTTCTGAGCGATTACACGCTGCAGTTCTTTGGTCCCGAAGGTCCGTATCCTGTTTATGAATCAGAAGCTGATCTGGAAACCACTGGTTATCCCACTCAGCCTGTTTCACAACAAGCTATGGCACCTGGCGCACAAATGCCTGCTCCTCCCCAGGCTGCTGCTCCCCAAGCCCCTACTGATTTCTGGGGTTCCTTTAAGCAACAAATGGAGGCTGATCCTACCCAAGCATGGCGTTTGATCAACCAGGCATCTCCTCAAGCGATGTCTCAGAAACTGTTTGTTATGGAGTGATCTAATGCGTAATCGTCTTAAGTATGGCGTTCCTGCTGCAGCTGGTTTAGGTGTAGCAGGAATGGCTGCTGCTGAAGATGAGAACCCCGCAGCCGTCTTGGGTGCCGGTGCTGCCGGTGTCCTTGGCGGTGCTGCTGGTCTTCTCGGTGCACGTGCTTTAGCTGGAAAATACTCGCCAGGGCTTGTACAAAAAGTACAACGTGGCTTAGGCAGTGTTGAAGATCGTCTTTCTCAAGCAAGTGCAAATAGACCCGATGGTTCCATGCGTGCTGATGCTTTGTTGGATTTATCTAACCTTGCTGGTAGAACCGCAGATGCGATTACTGAACGAGGAGTTGGTAAAGCAGCTGCTGCAGGACTTGTTCCAGCTGCTGGTTTAGCTGCTGGTTTAGGTGGTGTTGCCGCAGGACGTGCAGTTGGCGCTATCGGCCAAGCCATGGGCATTGATCCTGAAGCACCTGGATCTAGCAACACGTTGGGTTCTCGTATGAGCATGCAGTCTCCAATGCTCCCAATGTATTAAAGACTGCTAAACTTTAAAATAGATAGGACTTTTGTCCATTCTTTTATCCGATAAAACTATTCCTGGGTTACTGGAGAATAACTAATGTTTTTAGATAACGATTTTCCTAAAATTTTAGGGGCGGAACTTTACCGTCCGCATCCCGCATATATTTGCGAGATGGCTTGTGAGCCTGTTGTGGTGCATGACTTCACCTCACAGCCCGGCCAAACTGTGCAACTGGATCGCTATAAGTTCTGGGGATCTCCTGGTACGAAAGATAGCCGTGAGCGTATTGCTGATCAGACTATCGGTACTGCTAACAGCCGTAACATCACCAAGGAGAAAGTCCTGGTGGTGCTTAAGGAATACACCGGTCCTGCAGACCCGTCTGATCCCACCCAGCCTTCTACCTTCAAGATTGCACGGGAAACCCTGGTTACCGCTCAGCGCCTCCTGCTGGATACCGGCAACCTGAACATGTTCCACCAGAGCATCGGTTCACTGACCCTGCTCGATGACTATCGTCGTTGGCGCGATCGCGTCTTCATTGACGAACTGGCTAAAGCTGAAGCACAAGGCCAGGCTTCTTCTTCACAAGGTGGTTACTACTTCGCTGGTGACAAGGCTAAGGATTCCCAAGGCCGTGTTTCCTATACCGGTGCTGAGTACACCGCACAAGTTCAACAGTTCTCTGTTCGTACTGACCTCCTGGAAGTCGTTAAGGACCTGCGTAAGCGCAACGTTCCTACCTTTGCTGATGGTCTGTATCGCTGTATTTGCGATCCCGTCTTCATGATGCACCTGCGTCGTGACGATGACTTCCGTGAGATTGCTCGTTACAGCGGCAACCCTGGTCAAGGCATGTACATGGCTAACCCCATGATGCCTAACAACACCAGCTTCTACATGGGTCCCCAAGCTGGTCAGGGCTACTTCCTGGCTGGTGAGCCTGTGATGCCGACTGGCGTTCAGTTTGAAGGCGTTAAATTCTTCGAATCAACCAACTTCCCGACCAAGAACGTTACCGCTTCCTTCGATGGTGGCAGTGGTTACGCTTCTGAAGAAGTCGCCCAGGGTTACTTCTTCGGTCCTCAGTCAATCGGTGTTGGTATCGGTGGTCCGAACGCTCAAGTTCTGATCAACAACAATGATGACTTTAGCCGCTTCATCATTCTCATCTGGCAGCTTTATGCTGGTTTCGAAGTGCTCAACAAAGACTTCATCACCACTGCATTCAGCTTCGTGTCTGACGACGGCGTTGTCTGATCATTATAAAAAAGTCAACCTCTACTAAGAGAAAAGTTAATGGCATACTTATCCGCTAAAAAGATTTATCCAGGCGATATGACTGAGCCCCTTAACGGGTGGTATCAGAACATCGACACGACTGGTGGATCTTCTAACAACGCTTCCAAGGCTGGCCCGACTTCTGTTCTGGCCAACCCTGGTTGGCAGTTCTATCAACTGCGTGGTTATGTGCCCGTTACCACCTCAACTGGTGACGGCTACACCACCACCGCTGAAGTTCAGATCCCTTCTCCTTACAAGAACGACGATACCCGCGTGAACATCACCGGTATGGTTGTTGCTGCAGATGCTGATCGTCCTTCTTACGTCTATCGCACCGCTATCTCCGTGGCCCAAGGCTGGGGTGATGGTCGCGTTGCAGAAGACGGCCTGACCACTTCAGGTGCTACTCAGGTGATTGGTTTCGGTCCTGGTACCGCTACCACCCCTGTTAGCTTCTCTGGCGTCCCCCACGGCGCTAACGTCACTGCTACCTCCAACAACATTGCAGTCGGCACTGGTGGTCTTGGTGCTTCTCCTCTGACCTCTGGCATCCAGTACAGCGAGTACAGCGCCGATCAAGCATTCCGCGTCTATTCAAAGGCTGCTACCAACTCCACTTCAACCAACGGTGGTTGGGCAATCTCTGACGCTGACAAGGCTGCAGGTCGCACCGGTTACATCCTCTGCGAAGTGTGCTTCATCCGTCAGGATGTTGCCGTTGAGTACGATGACATGGAGCAATATCTTCCTTACAAGACTGCTTCTAACTACCCTGGTTATTGATAGTTAAATAGAGTAATATGGGACCAGGTTAAATCTGGTCCCTATGCTCTTTAAACATAAAAAAACAGGAGTACGTTTAAAAGTTGTATCCGAATGGGATGATGGCGATTGGTACATGGTCGAAGACCAGGACGGTCGCATCTTTACTGTTTACAAAACAGAACTTGAAGAAGACAAAGAAGGAACAAAGAAAGTCAAAACTCTTCAAGTAAAAGACGCAGCAAAAGGTGATGAACCTCGTAAGTTTCCAGCGGAAACAAGGTTAAACATCAATACTGCAACTGCACAAATGATTGCTGATCATATCAAGGGAGTTGGTATGAAAACTGCAAGAGATATTAAAGAAGTACAATCTTCTTTATCGGGTGAAAGATTTAATAGTCTTGAGCAGTTACGGCAAATTCCACGAGTTGATTGGGATTCAGTTTTTGCAGCTGATCTAGTGCGTGTCTAAAGCCCTACGGGGCTTCTTTATTTGCACAGATTATAATGAACAAATAATGACGGTACGCTGTGCAGTTATCTGATTTTAATAAAAGTCGCATTAGATATCACCTAGGATACTACGTTGTTAGTGTTCCAGCAGGTGATTATGCCCGTTTGGAAGAAGCATTGAATTCAGTTCCTGATTCAGTGTTTCATGACAAGATTGTTTATCAAATAGGGCGTTGTGATTCTGCTGAGAAGAAGACACAACTTGCGTCTTTTGACGATGACTTCACTCCACCAAGTACCCGAGTTGAAGGCATTATTGGTGACGTTGATCGTACGATTCGTTCCAGTAATGTTAAAGATGCTTTGAAATTATGGGACGAAGTTTATCTGTATGAGACCAACCGTCTTGCACAGATCCTTTATGTTCCTAATTACAAAGATCCCTTCCAGGCGCGTTATCGATATGAGCGATCTGGAGCTGAATTTATTCAGGCTTTACCTGGACCTGCTGACACTGCTGTTGGCGCAAACATCTATCTCCACACTATCTATCGTTGACCATGTCTTTGTCTTTACTGCAAAGGATAATTCAAGGTGCTTATCAAGGTGGTAGGCGTTTTGCACCTGCTTCTTTATTAGATACTGCAACTAATCCTAAGACATATCAAGGTTTATCTCAGCGGGCTTCAGATACACTTGGACGTTCTTTACCTCCACAATTTAGGGGTGCAGGTTTTCAAAATGTTCCGACAAGTGCATTAGGTGCTTTAGACGATGCAGCTGCAGCACCTTTTGCAGGACCTGTTAGACAACAGATTCTACAGAAAGCAAGTAAAGATTTTGCTAGGAAAGCTGGTTCGGGTACGACGCGTGTTCCTGTTATCCCAACAGGAGGACAACCGGTAAACTTTGCTACACCTGGACGATACACAGTAACTGGTGGAGGAATCCCGCCAAAAGCTGGAGGTAATCTTTTAGGACGAGGTCTTCAAGGACTTGGTGCCTTAGGTGCTGCTAATCAATTAAGACAAGGCAATGTAGGAGGAGCTGTTGTTGAAGGATCTTTAATGGCACCTCTGCCTTATTTAGCAGGAGCTGCAGGACTGTTTGCACTTGGCGATGGAGCTATGACTCCCAGCGTTGCAGATGGAACAATGAAAGATTTCAAACTTACTCCAAAACAAAAAGCCTTAGCTGACAAATTAACAAAAGAACGTATTGCAGCTGGCACTCAAAAAGCAACAGTTGGTAATAGCGGTTTAATGAATCTGCCTCGGTCTGTTAATACCAACCTGGCAGCATACGATGAAAGTGTAACTTTACCTGCAATAGGAAGTGCTGGTAATGCGGGTGGTTATAGCCCTCCGCCTGCAACTAATCTTCCTCCATCTCCTGAAGAAACTCCAGCGATGATGGATCCTTATGCCTACAACCTTGCGGTTTACGGTCAAGGACGTACTGCTGCTGGAACACAAGAAGAACGTAAAGCAGTCCAGAATTTAGGTACTACTATTAATCAAAGACTGTTCCCGAAACTTAATAATCAAAATTCATTTAATCCTTTAATGGCAAGGACTTTCCCGGATCGTTATCCACAATCCTTGGAAGCCTTTATTGAAGAGCGTGGTATCCAAAAGCCTGCTTCCATGACTGAAGCAGATTCTGCTGTTGCTTTGGCTGATGCAACCAATGCAGTAGAACCTTTACTTACTCCTGAAGTAGCAGAACAGTTACGCCTTGCACGTCAACAAGGGAGGCTTTGATGGGTAAGACTGTTTCTCAACTTTTTGGCTTTTCTCCTGAAGAAACACAGGCTTATCTGAATACAATTACAGGTGAAGCTTATTTAGGAGGTAAAGGTGGTGATATTGCTGGTGTAGCAGCCAACCTAATTGCTAGACGCATGTCAGGCAAATGGGGTGGCACTAACCTTGTAGATATTGCAACAGCGCCGTCACAATATGAGGCTAACTTTACAATTCCTAGAAATGAATTGATTAAATACAATGCACGTCGCTTGAAGCCAAGTGATATGCAACGTATCACAGCTATTGCAGAGAATCCTCAATTGGTAGGAGCCGCATATAAACGTAGCGGTGGAGCACAGTCTTTTCGTGGACAATCTCTTCTTAAAAATAAAAAAGAAGGAGATGTAATGTACGAAGATAAAGGTAATTTTTACTTTAATCCTTTGTCTGCTAATGCATATCAAAAAGGTGCTAAATACTTTGAATCTGCAGGAAACTTTGATCCTTCTCTAGTACAAGGATACAGCTCCACTGGAACACAGCTACCAGTATCTAAGCCAGACGACAAACAGCCTGCTACTACTACTACTACTGATACTAAGTCTGATCCTAAAAAGAAAACTAGTCAAAATTATCTTCAACAATATTTAGGGCAGATGCTTAGTCAGCCCAGTCTTGTTCAACGTTTGATTCAACAAGACATGACTCAGGGATTAATGAATCCACAACTGCCACAAATGCCAACTAGCCTGTCTAATCTTTTTTACTGATTGGCTTAGAATAAACAAAAAGTCTCCTTACAATGTCTGCAACTAATACGAATAAACAACCTGTATTTGTTGATCGCCCATTGATTTCTAGGGTCAAGATCACTAACCAGATTGTTGGTACAGCCACCGACCTTAATGTCCAAGGCGGACAAAGCCCTGGCATTCTTGTTGATATGGATGCCACCTTGTCTTCTGATAACAACAGTGGCGGTATTATTGATTCAATTCGCATTGTGCGGAATGACACTAACTATACTGTTGATCCTGATTATTCTGTTAATTCTGGCACTTCCGGAACAACGATCGGATTAGTCAGTGGACAAACAGTTTATGTAGAAGACGATAGTGTTGTTACTGGCAATATTCCTTCTGGCATTGGTTACTACACTTATACAGGAACACCAACTTCTAGCGTTAATACCGCTCTTGACTACACCGTAACAGGTTCTTTTACTCGCAGTTCAGTTGAATCAGGTGTACTGCCTGCTGTTACTTTTGTCGTCTATCACACCCGTGGTACCACGGTTCCTATTCCTGCTGATGGTGACTACAACATCCTCTTTGCAAAGAATCTTGCCGTTGGTGAAACTTCAGTTGATTGTTCAGATGTGATGCCTGAGCTTTCAGTACCCGTGCCACAACAAGGCAACACAGCTGGACTTGGTTCCGGTACACCTCTCAAAGCTCGTGCAATTAACCTGCAACGGGGTGATCGTCTCTACGTCGGCGTACTGCAAAAAGGTGTATACAACACCACCTCTGGTTTTATTCCAGGAGCACATGTTGTCGCACAAGGCGGTTTCTACTGATGGCTAACAGAAGACCAAAAGGAAATTCATTCTCAGGGTCTTCGTTCTCCAAACCGGAGCGTCCAGCTATTGATAGTTATAAAGTCAAACCAATCAAGGGAGAGTTTGGAGGTAGTGTTCCAGACTCTCTCTACACAAGTAATCGAGAATCAACATGGACCCGCTGGCGTCGGGGTTGGGAACTAGCAACATCTAACGGCGTTGAACGCCCTTTTTATTATCCTTTTAAATATTTAATTCCCTTACAAGGGATACCAATCATTGGTAATCGCCAACCAGAAGTTAGCGGTACTGTACAAGGTTTTCTAACTGAAAACAAAGAATATGGAATGCATTGGGCGGGCAGAATTGATGCCGGTAACTTAAGGTTTGATAACTTACAAGACGAACAAAATGTTCGATTAGCTGTATCAGGAGAGGCTCCAGCTAATCAACTTTTCTTAGGCAGTGGACAAGATAATGAAAACTTCTGGTACGTTCAACTCAGTGGTACCTTTAGTTCTTTCCGTGTTTCAGGAGTTAGTGCTCCAGTTCCCCCTCCTTTATACGTTGAGTTTTTCCCAGGCAATGGAATTAAACCAATCAATGGTGACATCTTAGAAGACAAGATACTTACCGTATCAGGTACACCTGTTGATTCAGATACAAGAGATCCTGCAACTGCAAAACGTTATGGCTTTATGCAAGCAGTTTTAGTTGATGTTGATCAGAACCAAGGTATTTTAAAACTTTCTAAACTTGGTTCAGTTCAATCAACAGAAGATGGTGTGCTTGTAACACCTTCTCGCATACCTCCAAACCCTGGCAGGTTTTTCCAAACAGGTGCTAGGTACTGCTGTAGTTGTCAAGATTTTACTAGACGTAATTACGCTTATCTATCTTCTCTTGGTTTACGCAAAGGCAGGAAGTTTCCTAAGAATAAATGTGCAACTGTTAAGCCAGGTCGTTATGAAGTAATGAAGTTAAGAGGGGAAATACTTAACTCAGCACAACAACAAATTACCGAAAGTGCATTAGACAATCGTTTAATGACGATTGTCTATCCAAGTGGTGAAAGTAGTGAATATTCAATTCGAGGAGTCACTTTTTCTGAATCAGGAAAAGATATAAGAGACCCTAAAAACCTATACCGGGACCATCCTGGTGTCTTTGAAGAATTTGGAAAAGTTTATGAAAGGGGCTTTGGAGACATTCCTAACCCAAGTGGTGTTGCAGAAGGTATGTCTAAGTTTGCTGATTACAAACAAAGTGGATTAAGCATTACAGAAATATCTGATTTCTGGACATATACATTAGATCAATACGCTTACTGCAAACATATCTATGCAATGAAATATCAAGATGGTGAATTCCCAAATGAACCATCTGATTTCCCTGTTGATATTGGGTTGATGAGTGAATGGGAAAATAAAATTATAGAAAAAACAAGGAATGGACAGAATAAAGCTTTTGAAAGATTGGCATATTACGGCCTTGGTTATATGGACGTGCCTCCCTTTAACTTCCAAGCTCCTATGATGAGTCCAATGTTACAAAGGCTTATAAATATTCCAAGTGAATTTATAGTCATGCAAAACTTCTCAATGGTCGATAAAAACGGAAACAGTTACAACGTTGCTTCTGGGCAGATGCCTGCAGTTGATACAAGAGCATCTGGTTTTGTTATCAAAGATTGGGATTTCCCGCAAGGTACAAATTACTAAAAAACCAAAACAATATATAATATAAAGATTAGAAAGGATAATCTTTTCTAATCGAGTATTTTTTGTGTTATCAAGTACGTCGTCCAGTGTTTATAGTCTTATCAACCAACACCAAACTTCCTACAAAATGCTGCACAAGCGACTACCGACTGATCCAAGAATCGTCGATGAAATCTTTTCTACAGTGACCAAGCCTGGACTTGAAGAAGTCGGATGGTTACTCGCCATGGTCGCAACCTACGGCAAAACTCCAGAAGAACTTAAAGGGTTCACATGGAATGAAGACAACAGTATTAATATCTCCTCAAAGAAAAGAGCTGTGCGCCCACTACACCCTCAGTGGGTTTTCTTGTTTCAGCTCAAAGAAAAACAGCCCTCCAGAACGAAGAGCCGTTGGTCAGCCTTAAACAAGAGCCTCTCCCAAGCACTTGAAGAAAACCGTGTCAACTTAAGAGTTGAAGGGTTGTTGCTAGCGCATAAAGTCCGTAAGGTCTATTACACTCCCCTCAAGCAACAGAAGGAGTCTCTTGCAGCTGCTTGAGTACCTTTTGGCATTTGGGCACATTCCAGTAGTAAGAGTCCCTTGACCGGGTCAGGGGACCTGCGCCATAATGCCTACCAAGCTTGAACGTTCCGTCATCACGCATGCGATGAAGGTCTTCGCGTGAGATGCCAAGAAGCCGCTCAGCTTTATGGACAGGCACCCAGTGAGGTGCAATAGCGTTTGAAGCCATGGTGTTTGATGGGCTACATATTTAAATTAGGCTTCTGTGTCGTAACGTCAAGCGTCTTAATTAAGACTTAGCTTTGTTGTATTTCTTAAGCTAGGCGATTTTAAAATAAGGAAACGGCTAAAAAACTATGTTCAGATGTGAGAACGAACCTCTCGTCCTTCTCATTGAACTAACACCGCGATTAGCCAAACGACGCTTTAGACAAGGAATCTACGAAGCCTGGAACCACAACTGTGCCTATTGTGGTGAATACGCAACTTCTTTAGATCACATCATTCCAAAATTCAAATCAGGTTCATCCTGCTGGTATAACCTTGTACCTTCTTGCCTTCGGTGTAATGGTAACAAAGGTTCAGAAGACATGGAAGAATGGTATCGTAAACAAGATTTCTTCTCAGAGGTAAGTCTAGAAAATATAATTGCCTGGACAAAAGGAGATAAAATAGAGTTTATATCAGATCTTGAAGAGTACAGTCTGGGTGCTGCATAATGGCTTTATGGAATGGTGAAACTTGGGTACCCTTAAACGAAAAAACAGATTATCGAACAAACTATACACCCGAAGATTTTGCTAGCCAATTTCCTGCTGATCGTCCAGTAGAGCAGTGGATTACGTTTACTGTAGGTTCAGATGGGGTAGCTAATGTCTTAACTTATGGCAAAGTGGAAGGCTCTGGACGCTACCCTTTTTTACTTAAAGACACAACTGTTGGCAATATCTCTACCTTTGCACAACAACAAGGATTTACTTATTCTTCAGGTGTCGAAAGTAAAGCAAAAGAACTTGGTGGTACATTAACTGAAAACCTTAGAAGAAATAAAGAAGATTTACAAAATCGTACGACACAAGCAACAACAAAAAATACTAATAATGCAAAATTAAATACTGGTAATTCCGCTATTAATCAGTGGAGTCGTCAAATAATTAGTAAAGCAAACGCTGGTCCAACAGGATCTTATATTAACAACAGAACAAATATTGAAAACTATAGTAGTCAGGCTCTTGATGGTTTAGTTGCAAACGGGACTTTAAATGAAAATATTGTTAATAGTTTAAAAAATTTAGCCACTAGTAGTTATAAAAACTACTATACATCTGAACGCATTGCCCCTTGGGATGCAAAGGCCCAGGGTTTACAACCTCCCACAGGGGGATTTCAAGCTTCTTATTATATTTCAACAGGTAATCAAAGTGGTTTAGATTTAAAAGCAAAATGGCAAGAAGCTGTTGCTAATGATAATTTAGATCTTCTTGCACGTTATGGGAGTTTAGATAATTATGCTTTTAACCATTACAGCACTGTTGGTAAATCAGCAGGATATCGTGGTAATGCAGCAAAACCTACACAATATGCAGATAAATATAAAGAAAAATTTTCATCGTTACCCAATGCTGAAAAGCAATACATTAGAACAAGTCTACTTGGTTTAAGTGGTGACCAGATTGATTGGGATGATAAGACTGGTTCTGTTCTTGAAAAAGAAGTTATCAAAAATATTAATGAACAACAATTAGGAGTTTTAGATAAATTTAGTGCTGTAACTAGAGACGCATTACAAACAACTGTTAATAAATTAAAAGAAGTACGCCAGCAAGAACGTGATTTAGATATTTATAATTCATTACCCGGATACAGTGAAATTTTTAATATCAATTCAAGTCTTGCCAATACTTTATTAGGTGATTCTGGATTGGGTGGATACCTAGGAATGATGGGTATCAATACAACTAAATTTAAACGTGGACTTGAAGAAGATTTAGCAGGATATACAGGTGTAGATAAAGGTTATGCAACTTATGACTGGAATAAATGGTTTAATGAAGAATTGGTAAAACGTTATGAAACTATTGAAAGCGTTGAAGGAAGAACAGCAGCTGATGCTCAATACGCCATAGATGAACAATATAGACAAGATTTTATTGAAAATTATCTCAAACCACGATTTGATAATTCCAAATCTATGGATGAGTTTATAGGTTATTTAACCACAACTCAAAATGATCAAAATGTATTTGAAGCTGCTACAGCAGCTGAAGCTTTAAAGAATGTTGCATCTGAAAGGGCTGCTGCATATCTTGATGAGATTAAAAGTCTTCCTGCTGTAGGTTTTAATTCAACTTTTTACTTTTATCCATCAGCAACTAATGCTGCTCAAAGAACTAGATATGGTGTTCAAAGAACAGAAGTTGCCGCAGATTGGAGCGCCGCAAAAACTAACGGTAATGCTATAGCAGGCGATACAGGACGTACATGGAATGAATGGGCTTATTACTATGGAGTAAATCTTTACAGCAGAGACGAATTTGCAAGATTACATTATGACATCATCGGAAGAACAAAAGGATTTGATCCCGCTAAAAACGTAGTAACAGATAGAAAAGTTAAAAGATATATTTCAGAATCACTTATTCCTGCGTTGGCTGATGTAGATGTTGATTGGGATGCAGGTGAATACTTAGCCTTTGTTACTCCAGAAGAATTTGCGGATTCTGTAATTGAAGGTATTAATCCAGAAGAAAACCAAAGTGCATTTAAAGAATTAATTGATACATTTGGATTAGAACAAGATGCCGGTCTTGATGCAGTTAAAGATTATTTATCTACAGCTTTTACAAATGGAGAAGCTAAAGTTATTCGAGAATCAATTGCTTACTTAAACCAGCAAAAGATAACACCAACTCAAAAAGAATTAGGTGTAACTTATATCGAAAGGGCAGAAGATGATAAATATCGGGTAGATCCAAAAGCAGACGAACTCTACACTTTATTCAGTAAAGCAGGCTATGGGGGAACAGTAGATGAGTTCTATGAAAGCTTTATGCCAGATGCAGATAGAAGTGCCTTGGAACTAATCTCAAGAACCAATAGAGCTGATTTGAACATAAGAAGTATTGACACCTCGGATCCTTTTGAAACTTTATCAGATATAAATAAAATGTTTGGCACAGACGATGAAGATATCTTTGGCACGAAAAAAACAACAACTCAACCTAAGAAAGAAGTAGATTACTTTAATCTTTTTGGAGAACAAGAGAAGCAAGCTGCAGACAAGAAGAAATCAACCCTTGGTTTTGATTTAGACACTAGCACCGATTATTATGGTGATGTGCTTAGTTTATTTCAGTAATAATGTCTAAACATAGAAGAGCAGCTAAAGCTGCCAAATTAAGTAAAGACAAGATGGCTTGTAACAAGCCAAAGAGAACACCAAAGCACCCAACTAAATCACACGTTGTAAAAGCTTGCGACAAAGGGAAAGAAAAGATAATTCGTTTTGGCCAGCAGGGTGTGAAGGGCGCTGGCAAAAATCCGACGACAGCCAAAGACAAAGCACGTAAGAAGTCATATTATGCACGTCATAATGCACAAGATAGCAACCCAAGTAAGATGAGTGCGCGTTATTGGAGTCACAAAGTTAAATGGTAAATGTAAGTTTTGATTTATCTTTAGAAGATACTAGAACTTTGTATCAAGCTGTCTGTGATGCCATAGAGATGTGGCCTGGCTCACCTCGTAGGCCACCAGAAGAACAGGTTAATTACCAACAATTAAAGCTGTTTTTGTTTAGTATCTTATGTGAAGCTTCTTTAGATGCATGAGCAAAAACATTAAAGGCGGTGGCTACGTTGTTGGCACCCCCAAAAAAACGCGCCAAGGCCAAGGGAAGCATTCCAAGGCAAATCATGGTCGCAAAAAGAGCCGTGGACAAGGAAAGTAATATAAACTAATTGGATACGCCACTGGTTTATGTATCCATATAGTGAAGCTTTAAAGCTAATTAAAACTTTTGAAGGTTTTAACGAGAAAGCTTTTGCTGATCCATCTACCGGTGGCAAGCCCTACAGCCTGGGCTATGGGACAACTTATTACCCAGATGGCACGCCTGTAAAACAAGGGCATCGCTGCACCAAGGAGAAGGCCCTGGAGTACCTTCTTTATGAGGTGCGTATCATTGCGGATGAGTTAGAAAAATTAAACCTAGACCTAGATCAAAGTATGGAGAATGCTTTGATTTCTTTTATTCACTCCGTTGGCTGGAAACCTTTTTTATATAGCAACATCATCGACTATTGTGAAAACCAAAACTATGTTGCTGTTGCTCATGAAATGAGTAAATGGATCTTTGATGAAAATCACAAGGTTATTGGCGGTTTATTAGATCGCAGACGCAAGGAATCTAAGCTTTTCCTGGAAGAACAGTATGACGATGTAATCAGCAGTGAAGAGGTTCTTCTGGCTGCTTTTAGGAATTATGAAGCCAGTGCAAAGCAAGTAAAAGCAATTCGTGAATTGCAAGAACGGATTGATCCATATACTTTGTCAGAGTTTGCTAACAGTTTTCACTGTGAACAGGTACAAATTACCGAAGAAGAATTACGGTCTATTTTTACTGCATGGACGTAGAATGATTACAGCTGATTGATATTCGCATGGGCGATTTCGATACGATGAAAGAAATGGATATGCCATTGCATCTCCAATTAGCAATGCGGAAAGCTGAGATTGCGTCAGAAGAAATGACGTGGGATCAAATGCGTATTGCTTTACTTAATCTCTATCACAAGCGCCTGATGGAGCTGCAAGCTATTAAAGATATGCTCCAAGCAGAAGATATTGAAATGGAATTTGATATCCCTACTGACATCGAACTTGCACAGCTTGCGCTATCCATGATGAATCAAGAAGAATTTGAGGACGAAGATGACGCTCAGCCTTTCTTTGGTTGAGGTGAGAAAGTGTTATCTACAGAATACCGTCTTCGACTGGAATACATCTGTTCGCGTATTTCCAAAGGAGAAAAAGTCGAGCTGAAAGATATGATCTGGGCTGAAAAACTTGCAAAAGCAAATCGTTCAGCCAGTGAGATCATGAGACGGGCAAGGAGGCTTGCCGTTAATCCAGACATGAAAGCTGATAGCCTTGACGGCTTCATGAATGCCATGGATCTAGGAGATCCTGATCCAAGAAACCACCGCACTTCTTTTGAAAGTGTAGAAGATATTGCTGAGTGGTTTACTCAGGAGAAAACAGAGGACTGGCGTCAAAGAGATTAAAAAAGATCAACCTTTTTTTGATTGATCTTTTTTGTTGTTCTTAGACTTTTTGTTAAAAATTGAGGTATTAGGATTAGCCTTTGGTTTGCCCTTAGGCTTTTCTACTAATGACCTCAATTTTTTTAAGTCATAATAATCTGGATTAGCCATTCTTAGTGCTTTTAGTACGAGGCCTTCTGATTGCTTTTTTAGGGTCACGGATGGCAGGCGTTGTAATAGTAGGCTTACCCATTCTTTTTCTTTTCTCCTGCTCAGCTTTTCGTGCAGTCCGTTCGTCTTTTTTTGCGGTTCTTCGTGCAGTCCGCTCGTCTTTTTTTGCAGCTTTTTCTGC